GTTTAAACCAGGCACAGCTTTGTCTACTGAGAACATGTTGCAGTTGGCTTCGGGTCATGTGTCAGCTTCGAGGCCTAAGTACGGTTTGCCGGGAGCAGTTATTGTTGCGGCGGCCGTTTCTGCGTTGCAGAAGGTTGATGAGGTAGCTGGTCAGGTGTGGAGTTCGTTGAGGTTTAGGGCCGAGGATGTTGTGGCGTTTCCAGATAAACAACGTACTGAGTTGGGAGAGCAGTTTGTGGAGGCCGTGGCCCGTCATAACGATGTTCAGGTTAGCGTGGATAGACAGAGGGCTGTCGAGTTGTTACAAGCTGTTAGGACAAAGTCTCAGGAGGAACGCGTGGATTTTGTTCCGCATCCAGATCCAGTCGGTGCGTTGTCTGAGCTACATGCCGAGGCATGTGAAGGAGTCGCTGTGCAAGATAAGTATATGGACACGGCTAGCATTTCGTTGGATCCTCAAGATAGGAGTTTGTCGGCGTTGTATCTTAGGATACCGACTTATTACGGTTTGCCACCGGGGCCTAGGGAGGTGTATAAAAGTAGGGTAAGGGCGTTGAATGTGCCAAAGAGACAGGGTACATTGCAAGAGTTGTTGTCGGCTCAGGCAGCTAGGAATTTGGATGCCCCACAGGTTTCTTTGCCGCAAGACGAGGATATGGTTGCCAGAGAAGTTTGGGAAAGGTTTTTGGATGAGGCGTGTTTGCCTGATGCCAGGGAGAAACTGGCTAATTATCGTACGGATCCAGTGCAGTTGTCAGAGGATTCGTTAAGAGATTGGCATTCGCAGGTTAAGCCTGAGCGTGTTCAGGCGGTTAAGAAAGATTTGGAAGAGCATTCCAGGAACGTGGGAGATATGAGTGTCAATGAGTACTTGGTCATGCTTAAGGCTGATGTGAAGCCTACTCTTTCTACGAAGCCCAATCATTCGAGGACCGAACCTCAGGTCATTGTTTATCATGACAGGTCGTTGACAGCTTTTTATAGTTCGATTTTTCGAGTGCTTGTACGTAGGTTTTTGTCGTTGTTGAAGCCTAACTATCATGTGAACTTGTTGAAGGATACACGTGATATTGAGGATTTTCTCAGGACAGTACATGCGTTTGGAGAAGGAGGTTTGAAGTATTTGGAGAATGATTTCAGTAAGTATGATAAATCGCAAGGAAGGTTTGCGTTTATTCT